GCTGATGCACCTTCTTCTATCATCCTAATCATTGGGTCAGCGCTGTAGTCAAGAACTACTGCACCTTCCATTCTCCCTGTATCAATAACATGTAAGTTATTCAGATATCTGCTTCTAGTTGAATGTAAAGCATTTTGTGCTTCTTTCTCCCATTCCCTAGCAAACGACGCAGTAATATCCTTCACGACACTGTCCATAACCTTTTCTATCATATCTGAATTACCAGCTATGCCGAAAGGAAGTGACTCGGGTTCTATGATGATAGGTATCATCTTATGCGTATATTGCTGCTCTTATAGCTGTTATTGCTGCTGCCTTAGTTGCATATGGTACATTTGTACTAGCCTTCCATTTCTCGAAAGTACCTGTTCCTACTACTTTACCTTCTGCAACTGTCTTTACAGTTATCACATCACCTTCATCTAATTCAATGTAAAGTGTGTTTTTAGGAAATTCTTTATGACCTATTTCCACTGAGGCTGTTTGTGCTACTACTTTATTCATCGTTTTATGTTTTACATTCGTCATTGAATGAGTTATCTACTAACCTAGTTTCTGACAAATTCTCTTTGTCTAAAATATAATGACCTCTTCTACCTACTGCAGATACAGGCATTGAAATGCTTTCTTCTTTCCCTTTATTCTTAACAAGCGTGGTCATTACCTCTCTCTTGAGGTCCACTACATAAAATTGTGGTGCGTGAATGTATCTTATCGTTATTGATAAATCTTCTCCACTTGCCCCCCACATGCTTGTATATTTCTCATTTAGAAATATAGTGTTACCGTATATCCCTTTACATGAAGTTGAATTTGTTTCTTCAAGGGTGTAATCGGTTCCTTCTTCTAATCTTTGCAGCTTACTATCAACATCTATGAATAACCCCATATAGGACACTTCTTTAATGTTATATGCTGCATATGTAAATAATATTCCGTCTTTCTCTTTAAAATGTAATGCTTGGCTAAATACAGCCCTTGCATCCTCTAACGTTATCCTATCCATGAACGATAAATTGTCTTTATCCATCATTGAAATATTCACGTTTCCTGCGTCTTCTTCGCTCCACTCTTTAAATTGGGTATCTCTATTCATTGAATGCAGTATAGCTCTTGTCTCAACTGGATTTATGAATATCCATGCTGTTCCACCACAATTCTTACAGTTTGATTGTTGATTTGAGTTTTTACTCTTACAAGGGCACTTTAATGCCTTCTCGTGTATAACTCTATACCCCTTAGTCCAAATGGCTTGTTCGAAGTCATTTTTTCTAAACTCAATAGCTGGTGCTGCTACTAAGCTAGGAGGCGTCTGCGCTATTATGGGTGTTGACTTCTTAGTCATAACTGAGCTTTATTAAATTACACCGAATGAAAACCCTCTATAGTAATCCTTTAATTGAGGTGTTTGTCTTTTTAGGTCATTGATATAACCTGTAATTCTCGCACCATACCCCGCATTTGTTGCAGATGATGTGGTGCTAATACTTTGACTTAATCCATCAAGCCCTAGAGAAAATGATGCAATACCTGCACCTAATATTAAATCTCCTGCTATATGGAACATGTTGATAGAAGCCATCTTTCCTATTGCCCCTATAATATCTTTTGGTACTCTGTCAAATCCTGTTACGTATTTAGCTTCCCAGAAATTAGGTATATGTGAACTACCTACCACCCCAAGCTGAGGGATGATTCCTGAGTATACAACTGCATCTGCATGTGCTGTACCATTTCCTGCGGGAACTATATATAGGTTCCTGTGATGTAATTCTCCGCTGTTATTTATTTTTCTTGAAGATAACCACTCTGGCGGGTAATCTATTTGCTTTACTGTATTCAAGAATCCTGCTAAGGTTCCAGGGCAGACTACGGGATAGGTACAGTGAATGTATCCCCATCTCCGAAAGTCTTCTTGCCTGAAATCTAATTCTTCTACAATTACTTGTTTCTGTAACTTTAAGTTAAGCATATTGGTTAGCTCAACTTGGGCTTCTCTAATATACGATGTTAGGACAGAATCAGGTATCTCATCACCATTTTGGTCTTTGACACTTACACCCCACATATATTTCTCTCGAACTTCTTCGGGAGACAATACTAGGCCGTCATTCTTTCCATACTTTATATCTAGAGATATTTGCCCCATTAGTCTACGTTTTTAATCAAGTAATCTTTTAATTTAGCTTTGCTGTTGATTGACTTCCATTCCCCTTCTGGGAAGCCTGCAGCAAGTTCTTTTAATTCTGACATCTTATCTAAAGAGTTGATATATTCAATCTTCTCTTCTTTAGATAAAGGTGTGTCATCTTCTGTTTCTTCATCTTCCACTACTTCTTCCACTTCTTCAGTTAAAGCAGCAAAATCTTCCTCTGACATCTCTATAATGGCAACTAGCTCGCCCTTATTCTTGTCAGAAAGGTCTTCACCACCATCTCTATTCATTTCAACTACTTTGGCAACTAGCTCAGACTTATTCATGTCCTTTACAGCCTTATTACCCCTTGAACCACCAGAACCAACTAACTCTAACTTAAGAGATTCGATTGCAACTAATTCTTTAGCTACCTTAGCATCCTTCACTTCAGTTATGCATTTGTCATTGAATTCTACTTTACCTACGATTGGCATAATGATTGCTCTATTAGCCCATCCAGGATTTAACGATTTGATTTTTGTCATTTTCCTACTTTTTGATTAATTAATAATTTAGACTATAAATTTAAGGAATTAATTCATACAACAAAAAAAAGAGCCTAATTTAATTAGGCTCTTTCAATATACTTACTTAAACTCTGTTAGTTCAGTGTCTTACTACAGTTAATGAATCTAACCATTTTCTTTGGAGCATACAACTGTGGAGTTGCGAAGCAGAAAGAAATGAATCTCTTACTCATAGAGATAACAGCTAAATCTAATTTACTAACTGGAGCTAATTGCTTGTATGACAATACATCGTCAATCATTTCAGTAATAAATCCTTGCTCAGTGTTTGGCATGAATCTACCTCTGTCTCTGATTACACCTGCTGCACCACCATCGTGACCTGCAGCTAATTCAGCAGCACTTACAGTATATAGAGGCCAGAATCTTTCGTTAGTTGCAACACCTGCTGCTGTAACTACTGTTCTGTAAATTCTATACGCAGTTGCCGGAATAGCACCACCACCAGAAGTAAATGTTAAATCAATTGCACTACCAACTGTAACTGTCACTGCAGCTGCATCTAATAATGTCATACTTGACTCACCATATCTGTTAATAGCTGATACAGCATAATAAACCGTTCCTGCCTCAGCAGCAACAAACTTAGCTAATGGGTCAACTGCTAATGCTGGAGCACCACCTGTAACAGGAGCGTTAGGAGCTTTTGCTGAAGAAGCACCACCTACTAACAATCTTCCATCTGCATGTTCATGCTTCATGAATTTATCTGGCTGTAAAGTTACATCTCCTAAAGAAGTAGAAATTGATTTCGCAACAGTTCCAATCTTACCTGTGTAAGCACTTTCGCTGTTAGCGTTCAACATAATTCTTTGGTCATTGAAGAAGTCTCTTGATACTGCAGAGATAACTGTTGTTGGAGCAAAGAAATCAGATACGTTACCGAAGTTAGCATCGATTCTTACTGCTGCTTCCTCGATATCTTCTTGCTTAACTGAAGCACCTCTCATATCGATTACAACGTTAGAGTTAAAGTAATCTTCTAAAGTAGCCCATAAGAAACCACCACCTGCTCCTACTGATTGGTGCTGAGCATATAACCCATTCCATTCTTGAGAAACGTGAGAAGAGTTTCCAGATGACATATATCTGTTAGCTCTTTTGTTTAACCACATTACTTTGTTTTCAACTTCTTTACGCATAGCGTCAACGAAAGAACGAACCATTTGTGCTTGCATTGTAACTTCTCCAGTTACTTGTAAGTACTTGATTAATTCTGAACGTCTGATGTAAGAAGAATCTTCAACATCTGAAAGTTCCCCTTCATTGTAGAAACCTCCACGTTCACTACCGTAGCTATCTAACTGTAAGAATTCCTCTACAGTGTTGTAAGCTGTTAACTTAGGCATTGCATTTAAAAGACGGATGTCTTTTTGTCTTGCCTCTAATACTTTTAAAGTCGTTTCTAACGACTCGGCCTTTAAGGGCTCATAAGAAAGTGATTGGTCAGCAGTATCTCTACCTGTAACTTGACCAGCTTGCATCGCTTTTAATAGCTCTTGCACACCTTCATCTTGACCTCCTAAGAAACCATTTCCTTCTAATCCTTCCATTGCTTAAAAAATTTTTTTTATTGTTATATTATTTATCAATTCCCGATTTTCCGATTATTATATATCTTACCCTAAGATTTCAATACCCATTGCATTTAATCTCCCTAGGCTTTTATCATCTACTCCTTTAGCAATCTCAACATGTTGAGCAATTGTGATTAACTCTTGGTCATAACCTGCACCTTTATTAATTCCACTCTCTTCAGTTAATCGAGCTACTAAAGCTTTTCTCTGGTCAAAGTTAGATAAGTCATATCCTTTATTTGATGACCCTTCGCTTTTTTGAATTGCCTGACCTTCGTTCCCTTCAAAGTTTTTATCAGAAAACTTAGTTACTGAACGTCTTTGACCTGGCTTCTTAGCGAAACTATTAATAGTGTCATTTAAACTAGTAATAATCTCAGCAGACTTTTCTAAGTCCTCTCTCAATTCAGCGTTCTCAGTTTGGATTTCCCCTAACTGCTCTGACTGTGACTTATATATATCAGCAATTGCGCTGAATTTTTTGTTGATGTTGATGTTAGATATCTCTAACGCCTTCAACACTTCTTCATTATTATTTACAATAACAGGAGCTGATGTTGTTTCCTTACTTGCAACAACTGCCTCATCGATAACTTTTTGACCGAAACCTTTTTCAATCATTGCATCTACAACCTCTTCACCTTCTAATCCAGCTGTAACCATTCCCTTTACAATATCTGTTGCTTTAGATACCATTTTAGCGTAATCAGCATCCGCTTCAATTTCTTGTTCGCTTTTTTCAACAACTTCCTCGATTGGAGAACCTTCTAAAATAGAAAATGCTTTGCTGATTTCTTCGTTAGTAATTTCTTTTTTATCTGCCATTGTTGTAATTTTTTCGATTAAGTTATAAATTGTTTTAGCTTTCTTAATATCTATGTCATAAAAATAGTCAAATATTCTTTCGTACACATCCCCCTTAGATACTTTATTTGATAAACTCTGTTTATCTTCCTCCTCTTTTTCCTCTTTTTCGTTACCCTTTTTGTTCTTAGGTCCCTCTACATCTTCTTTCGCTAAGTCTTGGTTAGCTTCAGCTGTAAAGGCTTTCTCTAGCTCCCCATTCTCATACGACTTCATTATCACTTCTGTCTCAGCATCAAATTCCCATATATTAGAAGTAGTAAATCCCTTCTCAACCAATTCAGCGTATGTATCGCTATTAATTGGATTAGGTGTTACTGCTAATGCAGTTAATCTACTTTTGGTTACTGTACCATAAGCAGGGTCTTGTGGGTTAGTACTTCCTCTTTCTACAACACTACCTTCAATAGAGATTCCTAATTGCTTTCCTCTCTTCTTTAAAGCCTTCATCAAATTGATACACCCCTTAGCCATTGGCATCTCAGGAAATAACTCTCCTTTAAAGTGCATCTCATCATCTTTAAAGCTAACACTATGTACTTCCCCTATATAAGCATCAGGGTTGTCTTTTGATTTATGATTCCAGTTTATAACCTTTAGGTTACTAACATCCATTCCAGCAAGACTCATTGTTTCACCTTGTGAATCTCTTCTCTGCTTAGATGCTTGACCACTAATCTTGTAAACCTTATTCCCCTTACCATTAGTACCCTTTTCTATATCTACAGGTAGAAAGAACTTAAAGTTGTCTTCTTGAATGTCTTGCATTGTAATTGTTTTTATTTAATATACCCTATTTATCTTCTTTTTTATCTTCTTTTTTATCTTCAGAACCCTCTTCTTCTTCTTCTTCAAGGGCTGCTTGGTGAGCTTCATTGAAATCCGCACCTGCTTCCATATACGTTTTCATCTTCTCCATATGTGCCTCATCATAATGTTCTCCGTGAGCTTTCATTTGAGCTTCGATGTCATCTTCTTCACTTACCTCTTCTTTTTCACCTTCATTATCAAAAGCACCTTCTTTATCCTCTTCAGCACCTTCTTCGTGTTCTTCTGGTGTCGGAGCCTCTTTGGACACCTCTTTTTCTTCACTCTCTTCACCCTCTTCTTTTTCTTCTCCCTCAGCACCTTCTTCTTCCATTCCTTCTTCTTCTTCGCCTTCTCCTTCTTCATCTATACTATGCACTGTGTCAAAGTCTCCGCTAGAAGAATCACCCATAGCCATCCAATCATCTTCACTAATATTCCCTGATTCAATGTGTTCTAGTATGTTATCTATTAACTCACCTAGTATCTTTTCGAACTCTTCTTCGGACATTTTCTCTCCATCTTCTGCTTTCGCAAACGCTAGTACGTGACCTAATCTCATGATACCTGCATGCTCAAAGTAATGTGCTACAATCCCTTTTGCTAACGCACCCGCTCCTTTACTAGCCAATCCAGATAATCCACCTGTTAATGCCATACCCCCAATAACCACACCTAAGTGTATTGCTATTGTCTTCATCGCTTTCTTTTCGTGCGCTGTAATCTCAGATTTGTTTCCTGAGAAAAACTTCTTTAATCCACTACCCGTTTCTTTGAACTCGTGTATTTCATCTTTTACAGCAGCAATGATACCGTCTTTCTTTTTAGCAAGGAATCCTTTTAACCCCTTTCTATCCTCACTTCCAGCATCTAGCGCTCCAGATTGGTAAAACTCTACTTGTTTCGCATGCCAATCTTTTGCTTTCTCTTTTAATCTTTGTTTAACAGAAGGCTTCTCACCTCTTTCACTTAACTCAGCTTGTGCCGCTTGTTGTAGTGCAGGCTCTGCGTTTGGGTTTTCTGCTGTAGCTCTTAATGTATCACTATCAGTGTTCTTAGCATGCATTCCTAATTGCTCTGGAGTAGCAGGCTCTTTTTCTTCCTCAGGCCCTTTATCTTTCTTTTGTTTCTTCTTATCGTCTTTCTTTGCTCTTGGGTCTTTCTCTTCTTCTTCCTTTCCACCTTTAGCATCTCCCTTTACAGGAACCCACCCATTAGCTTCCTTCTTCATCTTCTGACCACTCCATTCTCTTACTTCCCCTATTGAGGCTGCAGCTTTGGATAAAGCCTCTAAATATTGTTCCTCTGATACTATCCCTTCATCAAACCCTTTCTTTATTACACCAATTGAATGTTTAATTGGGTCTAGCATTTCTACTAGCTTTTCCTTTAATCCAGGAATCGAATCTTTTGGACATAAGTCATTTAAGTATTTCCATTCAAGATTTCCGTGCTCTGATGCTTCTAATATGATTAACCCATCTTTCTCCACTTCCATGTAGAAATATGATATCTCTTTCTCATCGTCATTAAATTCTCCGAAAGGAATACAATTAATTGCCTTTAGGTTAGTTTCTTCTAATAGCTCTCTCTTTGCAGCTGTCTCAGCATCCTCTCCTGGGTCTATATGACCACCTGGCAATCCTAATACTCCTGGCGCAAATGATGAACTGTTCTTTCTTCTCAAGAATAGTATTTGTCCTTTGTTATTATATATGATAGCATCTGCGAATTTCTCTTTTAAATCGGCTAAACCTTTTCTAGCTTTTTCTAATGCATTATCAATGTCGATTATTTTACCTAAAGCTATATCCTCTACTTCATCATGAAATTCTTTAGAGAATGACTTTTTAAGGTCATCTAAATTGTCAAGAACTTTCTTTTGGGTTTCTTTATCTGCCTCTAGAGAGGAAATAAACTCTACTAATTCACCTTTCCTTAACTCCTTTACATTAGAAGTATCGATATTCTCTCCGTCATTGTTTAAGATTTTCATCTTTGGGCTAAAAATATCTCTTGTTTTATTAATAAATTCTTGGAACATTTATTCTGATTTTAAAATATCGAAACACTCATCGAGCGATTTTCTTATTATGAACCTGCCAGCCTCTTTAATAGATGCCGTTAGTTCTTTTTTAGCTTCTGCTAATTTTTTCTTTTCTGCCTTTATTTCATGAGCATATGCCGCTTTTTCTTTCGACCCCTTAAGGTATTCAATCTTACCTTCATGCTTCTTTATCTTTTCTCTAGCAGTTTCCATTGCTGCGTGAGCTTCTTTTAACTTAGCTTTCTTTTCTTTGGGGCTATACTCGTTGGATTTTTTCTTTTTCTTCTCACCCCAAGTCTCTTTTAGCTTCTCAGCCTGAGTTTTTCTTTTAGGCTTATCTTCTTTCTTCCCAGCCTTGTCCTTAGCCGCCTTTTCATGGCTCTCTATTTTCTTGCCTGCGCTATACGCCCTGAGATTAGCTGCATCTTTCTTTTTTCCTTTATCGAGAGACGCCGCTTCCGCCTCTACCTGCTTCTTCTTTTCCTTGAAATACTTTACTGCATCTTGGTGGTCCTCACTTGAGAAGTCTGCAACGCCTCTAGTGTTCCCGCCTAAATTGTCTTTAATTTCTTTCCCTGACCTTGTTTTATTTGAGGCACCTCCACCCCCTTTCTTCTCACCAGAGCCCTCAGCTTTAGATTCTTTCTTCTCAGCCTTCATCTTATCAAGAGCGGCTGCGTGTTTTTCCATTCCCTTCTTATCACCCTTTTCCTTTGCTGCCTCATATGCCTTTCTGGCTCTAGATGCTCTCTCTTGCTTATCTGCGGCACCTGCTTCTTTCTTATCTTTTGCTGTATTTCCTTTCTTCTGATAAACCCAACCATTCGCAGTCTTAACCTTACCATGAGCATTAACTGTCCCTATCTCGGCAGCCTTCTCAAGGTCTGTTTCTTCTGACTTTCTAAATAATTGGTCTTGTGAATATCTTTTAATTACACCATCTTCGTCCTGCACAGTAATAGCATGAAGTGGGCTAGCAAACATTCTTTGTGTACTAATTACCTTTAACTTACTACCGTTCTCAGTTAATTTAACTGAAGAACCTATTTTTGGTGGTTTTGGTGCTCTTACTAATCTACGCATCGTTTGGGCTTTACTTTATTAAGTACCGAAATATCAAGTAAAATTAACTAAAAAGTTTCATACTTAGACTGTTTAGGGAATCTTTCTTTTAATATTTTACCCAAATCATCGTTCATCCCTTTGTTTGTGTGATTAAGGAATTTGGCGTATGAGAGCTTACTCATTATAGCATCTCGAGTCATAGGTTTCTGTATTCTCACTAAATCTCTATTGGTTTTTACTCTACCTTTCGCTCGTATAGAATTGAAATATAGGGTGTTACCACAATATCCTATGTCGACACCATAATCGTACTGCATTAATGTCTTCATATAATTGCTTGAATCCAGTAAGTATGGAGCATGTGATTCGTAGCAGTCGTGATTAAAATCATTCTTTTTCAACACCTCTACTGTTCTTTTTAATCTTTGCTGCCATCTATTTAACTTAGCACCTGGAACAAATTGAATATGTGAATTGTCAATAAGTGGGTATTTCATGTCCTCCGCACTTACTTCATTTATCATATATTGGTCATCTGATATATTAATAAACTGAGGAGTTATGTCTGGATGAACAGATGCCATAATCATTTTGTTGATTAGGTTACCATCTTTATTTGTTCTGTATGGGTCTTTTGCATGTATATGAATAACATTCTGAACCCAGTTCGGTTTATGTCCTACGATATATATTTTTCCCAAATCCTTGAAGTTCTGTTCTACTGACCTCAAAGAATATCTTAGCTCATTGAAATCACCCCAATCAGCCGTTAACCCTATTTTATATACTACATCTACTTTCATTGTAAGTGTTTTCTAAATGATTTCCCTCCTTCTAGGAATCTGTAATAATGAATCATGTACACATCCATCATGATATTGATAGGTATGTTTCTTTTTAATAGCTCCCTGCTAAAAATATTATCTACCTTCAGTATACCCTTTTCATGGAACCCACCCACAGCTCTCCAGGTCTTTTTCTGAACTACCATCAACAATCCAGATATGACTCTAGTAGAAGGTTTAACTTTCCCCTTACTTGTTTTAGCCACTGCTTTAGCTAACTTGGCATGATATAGGTAATCTGAGTTCTCACTAATCATCCCCTTATAGCATTGTTGCTTGTTACCCACTCTATTTGTAATACAAGTAAACATTCCTGTATTTGGTCTTGCTATTATGTGGTTTCTTATTTGTTGACCAAAGTCTGTGAAGAAATGAGAGTCACCATCCATTAGTACAACCCAATCATCATCATCTTTTACTTTCTCAAATTCGTCGTTATAAGCCTTCCCTAAGTTTTTATCAAAGGAATATGGTGTCACGAAGTGTAATCTTGGTATCTTCATTTTATTTATTTTGCTGGATTACCGTAAATAGTTTTTCCATCTTCTACATCTTTTACTACAGCTCCCATTCGAAATTAACATCTACTTGATTACAAAAACTCTCTGGGCATAGTCGGGCTATGTCTTTTGCTTTATATGGTGGAAGAGCTACAGTTACTTCAATCATGTTATTTCTTTATACAGTTAACTAAATATGTTTTACAATAGTCGTCGTTGAAGACTAAAGGTGTTATGCTTTTAATACTTACAGATTTCCTGAATCTCGATTTAATTTCTTTTTCATCCTTAAACCATCTAGGATGAGCTTCATTTGGATGACCTGGTACTGTGAATAATACTTTAGCACCTTTCTTGATACAATCCAATATGGGTATGTCGCAATCTGCATAATCAAATACCTCTACACATATTACAGCATCGTATTCTACATCATATACATGGTCATCATCAAAATATCCTTGTATGAACTTATCTTTATGTCTGGTCGGCATACTTGCTTTTGCTGATGCAATAACCCTATCTGCTACATCTACACCTCTCACATAATTGTAATTACTATACAGCATAAGCTTACCTAGGCTACCTACGCCACATCCTAGCTGAAGAATCTTTTCTCTCTTCCCTAGTTGCTTCATTACATTTCCATATAGATAATCACTCATTTATATATCCTCTAAATTCAGTTTCTTTCCCCATCATAATATCAAACATATTGTGTAGCCTGTGAGCTGCAGTATGTTTCTTTAGATATTGTTCGTGGCCTGCTTTCGCTATCTTCTTTCTTTCTTCTTCGTGAGTGTTGTAGTATTCTATTAATTCCATGCACTCTTTTGCATTATGGAACCACACTAAATGCTTCCCATGCCTAAATTGCTTTTCTAATCCCGGATAGTACTTAGTTATACAGAACCCTCCAGATGACAGAATATTGTATAATCTATTTGAAGTTCCCTCTATCATTGGGAAACTCATTGCTAAACTATACTTTGATTGGTTATATATCCAGTGTTGGTCTTTTGTTTGGCCTTCTCCCGTGATATTCTTTAACCTAACAGCCTTACCTACTTTCTCGATAAACGGTGCTCTGTCCTTATGATAATATCTGTTGCTCTTCGCATTTCCCAGAAAAACCATATCCCATTCAATCTTTCTCCCTTTCTCTAAAGGAGCTGCATGCCCACATTGAGGCATATAGTGTAGGGGTTTTTTGTAAAACTCTTTGTATTCTTTATCATATGTTTTATGACATATAAAGATATCATCGAAGTTATAGTCTTTCAAAGGCAGTAGGTCTGTTGGTTTTCTTAAATCATTCATCCACCAAGCTATCTTCCCTTTCGGTCTATTCACTATCTCTGGCACCTTATTGTAAAATACAATGATGTGGTCGTATTCGTGGAAGTTTGATTGGTCTGCTAAAGACACTATATCCACTACACCTGATTTCTGAAGTGCATCAGCTATTGGTCCGTATTTTGATTTCTTTTTACTTGTTGCTATTGCTAATTTCATCTTCTCATCCTCCTTTTAAATGCTAATTTTCTATTTAGAGCATCTTGAGCCTCTGTTCTTTTGGGTTTTGATGTTTGGAGTGCACCACCTATCCTTATTCTTCCTGTTCGATGCTTTCTCTTTTTTAGATAAGGAGATGCCCCCTTTTTACTTCCCTTTAGAAATGATGCTATCCTTATACCTGTTTTCCATACTGCATATGGGTGTGATAGTTGGTCCCTTTTACTCTTAGCTTTCAGCTCTGTATACCACAAATCATTAAACTCCACCATTTTTGGCGTATTTACTCTTACTACTAATCCAGTATCGAACAAACCGAAGTTTTTAGGAAAACGTTGCTTCCTATATGATTCCATGTGCCTTTTGATTCTTATTCCATTATCTAACCCCATACTCATACAAACAGTTGCTTCTACATATGAACAGTTCCTTAGAGGGTGCTTGTATGACACCATCTCTAAATCTCTGTCTATAAGGTTTTCTTTAAGGAATTTCTTGTAGCTCTTTATCTTTAATGACAAGCAGCTGTCGAACCATATACTAACATCATGAGGCGGTAGTACTTTATGTGGTTGTAGTTTGAAGTATCTTGCTACTCTCTGATTATCTTCGTTTATAAGCTTTGGGTCTACAACATACTTTACAGTCCAATCATCTGACTTGTATTTTAAGTCTGTTGTAAATAAGATAAATTCTACATCGGGATTGAGTGACCTGAAAGCAGGCATATCAATGTGGTCGTAGTTACCTATATTGGCTGTATAAACAATTGTTTTCATTTCCTAGTAAAACTTAGTGAAGTCTTTTACTTCAATAAGTGGCAACCAGGTCCTTTTGTTTGCAGCGAAACTCTTGTACTTTTTAGTACATGGAGCACATCCTACTTCCAATACTTTTTGTTTTCCGACCCTAATTACACCACATCCATAATCAGTATTAACTACTTTCATGTCTAAATCAGGTCTAGTCATACGTAATGCTACCCAACCTATCCATCCATTACCTGTCCATTCCTTTGTTATTCTAGGAACCCTTTGCATATCTTCTGAGGTTGGATTACAATCATGTACTACAATTGTTCCACCTTCATTTAATACTAGTAATGAATTTTCAATATCTCTCTGTACTTGGTCTGCATGATGAAGGCCATCCACAAAGATTATATCGAACGTTTCTTTATTCATAGAAAAGAACTCATCACTAGTCATGCGATGAGTTCCTCCTTGTTCGGGGTCTACCCCAATTCTATTTGCTATTTTTACCTTCTTGAAGGCAATGTCTTTCTGACAACCGATTTCTAAATAAGTACTGTAATTATACTTTTCTATAAAATGGTTAATTATATCCCATCTTTTCATAAAAAAATATTTTAAATACTATCTGAAGAATCTAGCTCTGCTCTTAATACAGTTAAGTTTTCACCATCACTATCAGAGATACTTAATGCACATCCGATAGTAGAAGCTAAGTTCTTCATATCAGTTAAGGTATGGTTTACCTCTTTAATGTCATTAAACAACGCTACGTGGTCAGCATCTGACTTATCAGTTGTTTGGAATTCATCTCCTACCGTTACTTGTGTAACGTTGAAGTTCTCATCGTCTTGAGAGATAGCATCTGTTCTAAATGTAATATCTACATCTGTTGTCCCTACTACTCCGTAAAATCTTACGTCTTTCATCTTATTTGTTTTATATTATACCAATTATCTTTTGCTTCTAACGCTGACCCACTGAAATCTCTACAGCCTGCACTGCTAATATCCCATTGGCTGCTGTTGGTGCTATAGATGAACCTGCATTTCCGGTAGCAGCCAACAATTCAGATGTAACCATTAAAACAGAATCATCGTCCAATCTTGTTATCTCAACTAGTGTCATACCTCCTGCACCTTTCTTCTGCCCTATAGAGGCGGCTCCAAAAGTAGTTCCCTCTGGAAAGGCTCCTGCTAATGTTCCTGTAAAATACCCAGGCACACCAAGATAGGTCCATACTATATCTCCTATTGTGTTATCAATATCTCTTGTGACCACTGGAGCATCTGTTCCTGTCTGTGACATAATCATTAAATATCTTTTTGGCCTACTCGCCCCTGCCACACTCTCAATTAAGTTAAAAAGGTAATCTAGCGCGGCTGAAGAAACACCTTCTGCTGCCTCATCTCTCAATATTTCTTTCGCTTTCGCGATATCTTCTTGTATGGTGCTCATAATTTTTCTTTAAAAACCCAATTTTTAAGGTTATAAAAATAAGGAAAAAATCTATACGTTATACTCTTTATTGTTAAAAGTTATTTTGACAGGCTTCCTTCCTACGATTTTAATCTCTTTATTTCTGATAAACTTTCCTTGCTCCACATCCCAAACCATTCCTTTCTCTAGTCTATTTAGGGTGCATCTGCAATATGGGTGTGTTGACCCCACTACTGGTTTTAGCTCTGCAACTCTTCTTCCTATATTGGTTCCGTTCGCTCTTAATTCACTTAACTTAAATACAAGAGGTCTGCTTCCTACTCCACCTGTTAGATATAATCTGACACAGTGCTTACATGCGCCTGCATAAACATCTTTATATACTTGTGCCCCTTCTCCATCTTGCTTCTCATACAACGCAGCTCTTCCCTCATCGAATGCTTGGTGTCCTATGTATTCAACTATCTTATCAAAGTCTCTTGACCAATCACCTGTCTTATGATGAATATCACTAGCTATTTGTCTATTTGTTTTCTTCTTAATAGTACCAGCTTCAACTTCATCTCTTATTACTTTCTCATATGCTGCTCTATTACGAACTTCATTTTGATTGATTATTCCATTAACATTAGCAAATACCTTTCCATTAGCACCCCTAATATCCCCTAGGAATTGTTTTCTTATTGATTCAATGGTTGCTTTCTCTCTAAAAGTTGTTGGTCTATACTTACCTGCTTTTAGATGTTCCTTGATATCTTGAAATGTTACTTTCTGAACATCCTTACCCATAGCATCTGATATGAGCCCTAAATAGAATTGTTGTAGTATAAAGTCTTTCTCTGGAAGATATAAGTTGCTTGGGTTAATCCCCATCCTACCTAATCTCTCTAATTCTAGCTCTGTTAAATAGTTTGGTCCGAGATTCTTTGCTATAAAGACAATCCCGTTCTTTTCTATAATAGAAAGTAGCTCTAATATTTGTTTAGCCTCTAGCACGTGAAAATTCGATTAGTTTATCATTTATCTCCTTCATGGATGAATCTAATACTTCCTTCTTATATGATTCGCTGAATGCTGCCTCTACCTCGTAAATAGCCTTTACTCTTGGTAAGTCCTTGTATCTTTTCTTTAATCGACCATCCTTCTTCTTTGGTTCTATAGGTTTAGACTTATAAATCCACTCACCTTTCTCGTTTTGAGTTGCTGAGAATAATGGAAATTCTATTGAATTTGGTTCATTCATTACCCTAAAGATACAACTTCTAATGCTTTCTGAAGCTCTGGTGAGTTATAAATTCCTCTCATTCTTCGGAATATCTGTTCACTCTTCTTAATATCCTTTGTTGAAATCACCTGACCTCTATAGTCAAGACCTTGTATTTTTATTGGCTTTTCTGCGGGTTTAGGCACTCTTGAGTTCTTATGCATGCTGTATGCATAATTAATTATCTCTTCATTGCCAAGACCCTTCATGGTTAATTGGTTATGTAATTCCTTAGATACTACGATAGAGGGTAACATGAATTTGTTCATCTTAGCCTGTTCCCTTCTATTGGCCCCATCTATTATCTCATATTTTCCACTATGACCTACTGCTATTACTGGAGGCATTTTCTCTAACCCCCAATTCTTTCTATGCCTTACTTTGTGGTATGCAGAGAAATTAGGTTTATCATAATCAGATACTTTCGAATGCCAAGGATTAATCACATCCATTGTAATGTGTTTATCTACATCTAAGTTACTATCACCTGCAGCTTTCTCTACTCTCTCTCTTGTTTCTGGGTCAATAGATGTTCTATCTGGTATTGTTGAACCAACTGTTTCCTTTCCACCGAACATATTGGTCATTCCAAAATATTCCTTTTTATGTAAAGGTCTTTCATCTCCTGTCTTTAACCATTTATCTATTGCTTCTTTGTTTGTTGCATATAGACTGTAATATTCAGCAAAAGCTTCTTCTGGAGATTTATGTGCATATTGTGTTAGTAAAGGTATGTGTTGTCTACTACCTTCCCTCACGACATCTTTTTGGTCTCCTGTAGCTACAAAACCGTTTTCTTCTTTTGCTGCTTGCTGTGAATATGACCAACCACATTCTTTTACAAAATACTTGTACTTTAATGAATTGGCTCTCCCTAGCTTTTGACTTACTGAGTGACCTATTTCATGATATAGTGTAGATTCGAATTCATTAAATTCCCCTACTCTACCCCATACATTGGCTTCACTAGCAGCCTCTGAAGATAAATTAATTCTCTTAGTACTTGGACTATACCATGCATATCCACCATGAGAACCTCCATCATAATCTTGTTGTGTGATTTGTCTTAGGTTGTCATTTGATAAACAATGACCTTCTGGTAGGAAGTTTATTGCTTTCTCTATCTTCTCAAGTGCGGGTATTAATGCACCTGTCCATTCACCCTTTACTTGCTTTGAGTATAATGCTTCGAATCTTAATTCAATTAATTCCTCAAAGGGTAATTCCTTTTGTTGTTGCTCTACTGACATACTACCCATTCTGCTACTTAGCTTAGGATAGAATGTTGAAGCATCTTCATCTATTGTAACACCGAACAGTTTCTCTTGCCTAGCACCCTCATCTATGAATATTTGTTTTTTGTACTTCTGAAAGTATTCGCTGTATTTGTCTTCTAAGTATGTCTTGAATGATGTTCTTACGCCCCAATTATCTGCGAACGCTTCATTCATATCATCCATTGTTTGTCTTATCAATTCCTTTTTTACAGGAACTTGGTCATATGATTCTGGGATACTGTTAGCTATCTTGAGTGCTTTATCATAAGCCTTCTTCTCATCTCCTTCAAAATCCAATCCTCTATCTAGCTGCTTTTTAGTCCTCATTACAATGTCATGGAGTTCTTTAGCCTCTTTCGTTGTAAAATAATCAGGGTCATAGACCATATTAGCTCTGACACGAGCTTTTATCTCTTTTATCTCACTTGAGGTTAGGAGCACTGATTTGTTTATCTCTTCCCAAGATAATCCTTGCTCTTCACCTTTCCTTCTATTAGCATCATCTAGCTCTTCATCTATCTTAGCCCAAGCATCTAATTTAGGCTTCATGAATCTTCTACTGAACTCTTCTCTAAAAGAGTACTGCCCCATAGTATACTTCTTAAAGTCATTTGGTGTATACTTACCATGCTTCTGTCCATCTTTTCTTTCGAAATCTGATATTTCATGGTCTAAGAATTTCTCCCCGTTAATTGGAAGTTTCTTGTGTATCATAGAATTAGCAGCTCTATCACAAGCGTGACCTATATTCTCTAATGCTGTAGACGTAGATAATGGAACCCACCCGTTTCCGAATTGTGAATTTTCGTGCGCCTTAATTACAGCCCCACTACTCCATTGCCTAATTGTGCCTACGGGCATCTTTCTAGCCATCTTACTCTTCTATTGTTTCGTTGTCTGAAATATTCTGTCTTCTCGACAGCTCATCTATAATATCATCCGCTAACACACCACCTAAGTTATCCATTGTAAGATAAACGTTAAGCTGAGCTTCTAACTCCTCGTTAGTTTTTAATTTAAAGTGATTTGATTTTCCTGGGTTTTCCATCGTTTAATAATTTTATACAAGATTCATTCTAATTAAAGCTGCATTATTGAAGCCATCAGTATTACCTTGTCTAGTAAACCTATTGTGAATCTGCGCTACTTGAGCGTATGTTCTACCATTTATTTGTCCGATGTCAAGCTCATCTTTGTGGTCTACAAAGAATTCATAAGCTGCTTGCCTTGATTCCGGTGATATATCAATAGGTACTTGACCTTTTCCTTTTATTTGAATTAAATCTTTAATGTCATTTAACTTGTCCATTGTTTCATCTTTGGTCATAGTTAAATCGATTGCGCCACATCTACTTGAAATCAATGGTTGTGGGAAATCTTTTCTTTCTAAGTTTGAGATGAATACTACTTGGCCAGTAAATTTAATCTGCTTAGGTATTTGCTGCTTGTTTTCATCTTTACCTGCGTTACCATATCTCACTGTACCGTCACCTGAAGTATCTAACATCCCTTTAAGAATGTTTTGTTGCTCTTCTTTTCCGTGACCCCACATTGAATCAGCATCATCAAATACGATTAATTTGTCCCTATTCTTAACAATGATATTCCACATATCCCTTAATCCTGTAGTTCCCTTAATAGTAACTGCATCATATTGTTCTGGAGTTGGGTCGATTTCTTCGTCGTATTCTCTTACTTGTAATCTTTCTTTTACTTGGTCTAATGTAAATGTCTTACCTAAACCACCTGTTCCGTAAGCAATTAATGATTTTGGATAACCATCTAATATTACTCCTTCTAAGGTATTTTCATAAGATGTCCAGAAATCTTTGTAGTTAATCCCTGACTCTTCTCTTCTCTTAGCTCTTTGCCTTTCCATTATCTTGTGAACCTTCTTAGCACTTAGGTCACTCATATCAGCTGGCGGAAAACCACCACCATCATGTGCTGGCATATCTTCTCCTGTTCCACCTGTAGTAGGTTTAGCATCTAATCCTTGAATATCTAATTTCTTGAATTCTGTATACACTTGCGCATTGGCTGCACCTGTCATAGCTAAGATAGCTTTCTTGTCATATATACCTAAAGCAATTAAATCCCTTACTTTAGCTGACTTAGGCCCTTCTCTTTCGATAATGGCTTCGAGTACCTTAACATCATTTGCCTCATATTGAGGGTCATGTATTTCTTTTACTGAATGCCCAGTGTCTTCTGACTCATCAGTTCCAGTCTTTACATACCTTGTAGTAGTATATGTTTTTCCTGTTTTCTTATTTGTTACCTGAATTGTCTTCTTGGTAAGCTTAGCAGTGTTGATTGATTTCTCAATCTCTGCTGCATTACCCTTATGAATAAGGATATACTGACACTCTCCTGGTGTAGTGTTTGCTTTGAAATACTTCCCGTTCCCTGACTTCTCGATAAGGTTGTCAAGTTGACTTAGTGCTTTTTCAAAGTCTTGTGAGCTAATCTTTTCTTCTTTGAAGCTTTTATTAAGTGCATCTACGGCACCTACCACGCTACTTCCCGTTATTTTAGTGAGAGTATTGAGCTCTGCTAGTGTAGTGTATTGTTTCATTTAATTTCGTTTTAGCCTATAATCTCTAAAAATAATAAAAACTATTCTGTTATTTGCACATGTTTGCAAATTAATTATATTACCAGCTTATTAATGGCATGTGAATTGTTGGACCGATTACGATTGTGGTTTTGAAGCTTGTTATATCCAAACCATATGCTGCACCTATTCCTACACTGAATCTCTTCTTTTGTGTTTGAATGGTAAATGTCTTTAGTTCTGTAGTTACTGTATTGGGGTTTAGGTTCTTTATAGTGACCAGAGATTTCTTTTTTTTTAAAAACCCTTGCTTCTCTTTCCCTTGAGTAATTTCGAATTCATTCCTTACTTGAATGTCTCTTGTTATAGAATCTTTAGAAGCTATGATATTTCCCCTACTCCATCTCTCATCCCAATTAGTTCTAAATACTGGATGTATAATACTTCCCGTGTCAGTCTTTATTGTATCATAACTTGTAGTAGTGGCTGAAGTACCGTTATCGTTCGTAGAATTAACTAACACAGTTGCTACTGATAGTTTTCCTTTGTATTCCTTAACTACCTTTTGTAAGGCTATTATTGTACTATCATTTGATTGCATCTTTAAGAACGCTTTCTTATTGGAAGCTTTCATTAATGCTGTAGAGGTTTTCTCTTGACCTAATGCGTTTCTTGTTTGTATCAATGTATCTTGAGACGCCTCATATAGAGCTACTTGTTCTTTTAACCCCCTATTATCACTACAAGATTTGAATAATAGAATGCCTGCAATAATCAGGAGCACTATTATGATTTGGTTTTTTCGATTGTTTAAGTCCATTTCTTTTCTTCTTTTTGATTCGCCTTAGAATCAGTTTAATTTGTAACATGTCACTTCCCTTCTTCTATATCTATATATTCAATTGTTACTTTAAACCCATCCAATATAGCTTGTGCTACTTTAGGATAGAAATCTTTGTATGCATCTACACTAGAGCTTCCAGAGAATGTTTTTCCACTTACAGCATCATTTACTAATAAACACCCCATAGTATGGTCGTCAGTATTGCCTGTATGAATCAAAATATATTGGAATGTCATTCCTGCTTTCTCTATTTTCCAATGGGGTGCATTGTGGATACATAACATTCCTTTGTGCATCTTTCCATATTTCTTTGAATATCTATTATGGAATCCACCTTCGCTTCTTAGACTGATTTTATAAACGCCTTCTGGAACTCTTGTTTCACCCAATACTTTCTCATCTCTCTTCTCGTCTTCTATTGTGAAACATTCAAATACTCCGTTTATGTATAAAGCACCCATAGTGCTATCTCCATTATCTGCTATTCTTTTTACTACTATCTTCATAATTCTTTTAATGACATTCTAACATTATACCTTTTCTATTGGTATAGAAATAGGCGCTTAAATCTTCTTTGTAATACGCTCTGTATATTTTTCCATCTTCAGCCTTGTAGTAAAGGTCACCATCATTATCTACCCTTAAACCTACTGCATGTGTCTGCTGTTTTTTTATGTACCAATCATACATTGCTTTCTCATCCTTATACCAATTCGTGTCTTTTGCGACTAGAGTTCCTATATAAACAAATAACGCAGTAAGTGGTGTTATTATAAAAAGAAAGTTCTTGATATAATTTACGGTAAATAAAAACCTGTCAAGTATGGTTAATTTCTTATCAGACATCTTTCTTAGATAAGGCGTTTGCTGCGTGCTCTGCTCCATTCCCTCCCATATAGATACCTGTCATCCAAACTAATAAATCTTTCCAATCAGTGAATGTACTTCCTTCTGCGAAGAACCATACTACTGTTCCGACTATCATTGCTAGGATATATACCCACAGCTTTCTACTTTTCCAATCTGGCTTTTTCATAACGTATTATTTATTGGTCCCGATTCTATTATTTACCAAAGGTCTCTAGGGTCTGAATTCTGACCCTCTTCATAATGTAATACACTATGGACTTGACCTGCATGCTTATTGGCAAACTTCATTGCTTCGGCTTTTGTCTCAAAGTCGTAGTGGTTTTCTGAATAATCATCCCCATCTTCAGACGGCTCTCTTAATTCTACTGAAAAAGTTTCAGGGCTAACATATGGCTTTATCTCCTTACCCCCGTCAGATATGTGGTCAGGGTTCATAGCTTCTGAATAAGCCTTTAGTGCCTTGTAGTTATCTACATCTGCGTTAGGGTTCCACTCTCCAGGTCTACCTGATTCGAGCTTATCATTCAGGTCCATGTATTCATAGTTACCTGCCTTATCAAAGGTTATTACTGTACCGAACTGCCTGCTAGTTCCACTACGCTTCCAATCTTTTTCATAAAAAGATACATGTAAGTTCCCCGAATCTCCGCTGTTAGAATTACTAGTCATGGCATTAATCGTTACTGTTAATCCCTTACTCTCTGCATACTTCTCAATCCTTTTCAGTTCCGCTGTTACTTTGGGTTTAGACATTAAAGCTGCTGCTGTCTTAACTTTTCTATTTATCCTCTCAGGTGTCTGACGGTGACTTCTTCCTTCTTTAGCTATCCCTCGCATATCACCCATATCTAGCTTATGTTTCTTGAAATTAGTATTTGTAAGCCCTAAGTCTTTAGGTAGGTCCGTGTCATGACCCGGAGTATTACCTATCTTCTTAAACAATCCCTTAATTCTACTAGCCTCCTTATCGCCCACATATGTGGTTCTCTTGGGGTTAAGATGGTCCTCGTGAGCATAATACCTTTCTCCTTCAGGGAGGAGCTTTTTAACTTCTCTTTCCCTTATAGCGGAAGCTTCTACTTGAAACTTAGCCTCTTTCTCCACATCATAGTTTTCATAGCCAGTAGTACCTTTCTTCTTTTTCTTAGGTTTAGCTCTTTCTTTGGCCTTCTTGGCCGCTGCCTCTTTCTCTTTTCTTTCATTAGCTTCACCCAATATTCTTTCAGCTATTGTTGTGAACTTCTTTCTCTTAGGTTTAGGAGTTGTCGACGTAGGTGTTGGCTGGTCCTTCTCACCTACCATCTTAACGTGCGCTGGATTTATTTCATGCACATTCTCATCCTCATCCACTACTTCAAGAAACTTTGGTTGAGAAGTTAGTCCTGAGTCTACTGTTCTAAGCACTCTCATCTTATGACCATCCACCATCGCATTCCCAATTAGTATAGAGCCTGCTGAATTAAGCTCCACCATCGCACCTACATCAAATTTCGTTTTAGGCCCTATATCTTTTTTTGCTTTCGCCTTAGGCTTATCTTTTGGAGCCCCACTTCCTACTGTTGTTCCTTTTCTACCTTTCTTTTGGTATTCCCAACCATTAGCTGTTTTAATCTTACCGTATTTATTTACAGTTCCAATAGCTGCTGCTTTGTAGAACTCCTCTTCTGTTCCTTCTAGTATTGCAAGTGATTCTGATTTATTAACTTCTCCATCGATTGATTCGTCTACACTATCGACGTATTTGTTGTATTTGATATGACGTATTGCTGCTTTGTCTGTTGGAAAATTATTAGCAGCACTAGTGTATACTCTTATCGTTGTTTTTGTTTCTCTTCGATGATTAACATTCATACCTTGTAGCACGCTAATCATTTCGTTATATGCGTCTTTGGATTTGATGTTTAGCGTGATGTGTGGTTCGCCGCCTGCAGCTCCCGCCTCCTCTTTCTTTTGTGGAGCTTCTGTGGCAGCTTTAGTGCCTTCGTATGCAGCTTCCTGTTCGCTGATATCATACTTATATCCTGTCATTTCTTTTAACTCGGCTACTTTACTTCTTAACCCTGACATGTGCTCCTTTCTCTCAGGCTGGTCTCTTAGGTCACCTACATACTCTTCTATTGAGTCAACTATGCTCCTTGCACCACCCTCACTTCTATCTTCTAATATTTCTTTGAATGTTACACCTTTCTTTTGACCAAATTTACTCTCTACTTTCTTTACCTTCCCACCATTAGCTCTTTGACCCTTCTTTTGATAAACCCACCCTTCAGCAGTTTTTATCTTCCCATGCTTATTGACAGTTCCTATTGGCTGTGCCTTATAGAACATATCTTCTTCACCATTTAATATAGCAAGGGATTCTGCTTTGCTTAACTTATTCTTCTCCGCTAACTTCGCTAATTCTCTTAATGGAGCCTCTTCTGCACCACCTAACATAGCCATCTTGATATTGCGCTCAGTCTCACTTGCGGTCACGGCTGACTTTATTCTACTCAGGGCCTCTTTGTTGGGTACCTTGATTGTCTTGGCATCTACCCCGCCTAATTGCATAGTAGTGTTTAGTACATCTACTTTGGTTATCTTTATCGTTTGACCCGTAACGCCCGAATCGTAAACTTTGTTTAGGTGTTGCTTTAGCTCTTTTCTTAGAGCTCTTTTTCTAGCCCTAGCATCGCCCCCAGCTCTATGCTCATCCATTCTTGCATTCTGCTTCCTCAGTACCCTCAGGTCTTCCTTGGCATCCTTTAATGCACCTTCCGGCCAGCTCTCAGGGTTCGCTTCAATCTTCTTGATGACTGCCTCGTATTTGGCCTCATCTGTCTTCTCTTTTAATGACTGACTAGCTACATCTTTCTTGTTAGCAGCTCTCTTGGCGTTTGGTGTTCCATATTCATAAGAGTAATTCCCAGGAGCTCCTGTTCTCTTTGTATACTTACTATTCCCAGATTTAGATATTAACGTGTCGAGCTGATTAAATGCCTTCTCACATGATTCTTCAGAGATTACTCCCTTATTGAATTTAGTATTCAATGATTTAGCGATATGTTCTACCGCATTATCATCAAACTTCCTTAATGCATGTAATCCTTTTGCTGTTGTAAATTCCATTATGCTTCGTCTTTAATGTTAAGAAAGGTTTTCATCTTCCTCGTTAATATTCTCAAGAATGTGTTTGGCTTTCCTGTAATTGTTGCTACGTTCTCATCTACTGATATAAGGTACTCTAGACACATATATGTTAAACATCCTGTGTGAGCCCAATCGAATAGTTCGAATGCTGCTAAGTTTGTATCTATAAATTGTTCTCTGAATTGACGTATTATGTAAATGAATACTACCCACATAAAAGCTTTTAACGCGAACCTTGAGAATTTCTTTGATTGAAATACTTGTTTTCTTTTCTGTATTGAAGCTAATCCTGTTAATAACTCTGTTAAGAGTAACACTAAGATAGCACATACTAATGCTGGCTTTAACCCTAAGTACTCTTGTACTGCTGCATTTATTGTTGAGATTACCATTGACGAGGCTACGAATAAACCTATTTGCTTTGAGTGGAATGCTGATGTTGTGTAATCGGTCCAATCTGCGAATCCGAATGTTTCCACTATATACGTTAATGCTCTGTTCATCTCTTCCTCTTAATTTTCGTTTAATATATCCCAACTTTTTTGAAACGCTGTTTCGAATGGATTTTCTTCTTCATCTTCTTCGTCCTCGTATCCGTACTCTTCATCCATATACTCATCTGATTCCCCTCCCCCAGCAGCAGCCATTTGCTTATACTGTAGATATACTGGATTCAATAATATGTCTTTCTCTTCATCGAACTTATGGCCATACTTAGCTAATCCTGCTTCTAGTGTCATTAGGCCCGCTCCCATTTTCTTAATATCAGCTTCTAACTCTTGTTCTGCTGTTTCACTATCTATCCCTGCAAATACAAATTCGTATTTACCTCCCTTCATATAGCTTACAATGTACTTGTTGATTCTAGCTGCTGTAAATTTCAATAATGGTTTTAACCCTTTATCTTGAGAATACTTTAATCTTGCCTCATTATTACCTTCGAACATTGGCGCTGAGTTAGCTCCTCCTGGTAATGGGAACCCAATCTCTGCCGGGTCTATCTTATAACATGCACATGTAATCTTGATTAGGAACTCGTAGTATTGTGAGTATTCCATATCCTTATTAGAAGTCTGTGTGTTAATGAAGTCTAATTTGTCTGCTTCTATTACAGGCATTCTGTGTGCATTCTGTACGCCTGCCATTTGAGCACCCCATTGGCCTCTTAATTCATCTATCCTAGAAGTGTTTACATTTCCAGATACTTTTAATATTCCTTTTGGATTACTTCCTAACTTGAAATAGTTAGCATTATATTGGTCTGCATGTAAGATAGATGTTACTGTTTGCATCAAATCTTCTAATTCACTTCTTCCATATCCGTTCGAATAGATACTTGATTGTGGGTTTCTTATTCCGAAACACAATTCCCAAGGATAGAAGTCATTGATTATTTTACCATCCCATACTTGAACGTATGAAGGGTAGTGACCATCTATCTCTTCCTTATCACCCATATAAGTGTCGTCGTCCCAACTATCTGCTATTCTGAATGTTGCACCATCTACTCCAATTACCTCTGTAGGTTCCATCATGTTGTTTCTTACAACTTCAAATGTTCCTTGGTCGAGTGTTAATGAATCTGGTATGAATTTTCTTATTAATGAATCTAATGTATCACCGTGCCACTCGTTATCTGCTGTTCCACAGTTTAATACAAATTCAGTTATTTCCTCAATATCTCTTTCTTCTTGCTTGGTAAGCTTCTCTTTATCTTCTTGACCAGGCTTAATTCTCTTAGGCCTTACTACAAATCCTGTTGAATGTTTATCTTTTTGAGGCTCCGCAAATGCTACTACTTGTTCTACTCTAGTACCAATTACTGATTTAATTACTGGCACTTTAGCCATATTTCTTAGAACTGGGTAGGATACTGTATACTGTTTTTCAGCATATCCCATACTCTGATTAAGTGAATATGGGTCAATTAACATTGACTTTCCTGTACTTTCTCCCTTTTCTGTAGGAGAACCCATTCTATTTCTCTGTAAATATCCTTGTGCTTTGAAGATATCTTCTGCACTATTTGATGTTAGCGCTTCTTTTAGCAGTAAACTTTTCTCGATACTTGCCTTAGCTTGCGCCTCATCTAGCCTACGAATCTTCTCGAAAGCTGGGATATCTTGGTTTTCTTCTTCTGGTTTAGACATATTGAGGACTTATAAGATGTAAAAATAAGGATTATTTTTGCACAAGTTTGCAAAAACTTGATAACCAAGCTTTATTATTTCTGTAAATTAGCTATCTCTGTGACTATCTGGTCTCTCTCTACTGCTAATTCAGCCAGCTTTTCTTTCAGTACCTCTATTCTATCTTCAGGAGATAATGTGATTCTGAATATAGTCTTTCCTTTATCATTTAACCTTGAGCTACATAATTGGAATAATCCTAGCATCTGTAATTGCGCTACAATAGCATTTGGCTCTGCATTGTACTTCTTTATTAGATGTTTCAATTCAAAGTTGTGTCGGAAGTCTGTGTATATTCCTTCAGCTACTTTAATGGCTTTCTTTCTGTTCTTCTTATTATTCACATATTTCTTTATCGTAGTAGCATCATCTACTATCTCTTCTATTTCTGTTGGGTCTGGAAACATCTTGTGTAACCTTGAAATAATTGCATCTTTTATATTGAGTATAACGTTCTTCATTTTATTTACTTTTTTCGTTGTTTAATACTTGAGCTTTTTCTACAAGCTTTTTAATCTTCTTTTTAGCATTCTTTAGGTTTAATGCTTGGACATAGATACAATCAGGGTTATGTTGAGCCTTATTGGTTTTCTTTACCTTATTCGTATTGGTAAAATCAACTGCTACTTTCTTCTCTATTTCTACCCTGCTGATATCACCTGTCTTAACATTATAAGCAAAGATGGTTAAACCTCTCTTTCTCTGCATACGCATTTGGAGTTTGTATTCTATCTCTTTCTTTACCTCAACCTCAATTCGGTCTTCGTTCTTATGTTTTAATTCCTGGTCCATTACATTTCGAATGTTTGTCTTGTTCTTGCCACATCATTATTTACTGACCCTGTAGAGATTGTTCCCGTTCTAAGTCCTGTAATTTGTTTCTTGAAACATTCTAGAGTAGCTACTGTATCTGCTAAGGCTCCGTGAGCATCGAATAAGTCTACACCTAATCTCTCGCATAATGCACCTAAGTTATGTTTCATTCCTTCCACTGGCCACTTTCTCTTGCTTAAAGACATTGTGTCTTCGAATAATGGATGGAATGTTCCTTTGTGGTCTTTCCACCCTGCACAGAATTTCCCTAAATCCTTTTTATCTAAATCGAATATGTGTTGAATGAATGGAATATCATACACTACATTGTGACCTACTATAATTGGTTTGTGGAAATGTGAACCTGTCTTAGCTGCTTTAAATACTTCTATTAATCCTGCTACTACTTCCTTTACAGTTTTACCATCTCTTTCTAACATAGTAATTGTTGTCCCTGTAAACTTGAGTGCTTCTTGTTGATAGATTAATGCTGGGTCGTACCCTACATATTCATCACCTACATATTGACCCTTTACTTTTGATACATATCTTCCAAGTTCTTTGAAATCATCTGCACTTACGGCTATGGCTGCTATCTCGGTCATCGGGACCAATCTTGCGTGCTCATTGTTCTTTCTATCTAGACCACCTGTTTCGCAATCTAATACTACGAAGTTATTTAGCTTTGTTTTCATACAATTTTATTATTTTAATTCCATGTTGTACTGACATTGATATTATCTCACCACCGTACTTGTAGGGAAGGTACCCTCTAATACAATATTGAGATATGTCAGAGTGATTGAAATCACCACCAGAGTCCTTCTTGAACTTCTTGTTTAGGTAATCCATTAGGGATTTTATGGTGTATTCATTTTCTTCTAAAGTCATCTCTTTTAATTATTAGTTTCCGATGGTAGGCTAAAATTAACAAATTTTATTTTAAATAAAAACTTTTTATGTCAGAATCAACTTATTGACCAGTTCATCGTTCTCTATTTCTACGCATATCTCATAGACGAACTTTAGCTTATCCTCATAATCCAATAGAGTGTTATCTCTTCTTTCGTGTCGACCATGACAACCAATATGCTCGCCTATATCTAAACAATGGAATGCTATGTTCCTTTTATCTGAGATTAAATCTGGTCGACCATACCTCTTACAATCAGCTCTTGATATGATATGTGAGTGGGATAGTTTAATATCTCCTCCCTGATATCTTCCACATCCTGTGCATTTAGGTTCTGTGTTCATATCATAGTCTTTTAACATCTTATGATATTCTGTTTCTATCTTGGCTTGTTTCTTTGACAATTTCTTTGGAGCTCCCTTCTTAGCTGAGAATGGCTTTGGTGTTTTCTTCTCAACGAATTTTACTTTAGCCCCTTCAGGTATGATTATATCTCCCTGTTCCCTATTCATCTGTTTCCAATTAGCAATGAATTCTTGCTTCTCTTCATATGATAGTTTAGGGATACTAACTATTACTGAGGCTACCTTATCTTTCTTCTTTCCCATAGCCTTATCGATACGAGCTTGCTGCTTCTCTTGCTTCATATCAATTTCAGCTTGTTTACACTCCTCTTTCTCGTTACAGTTCTTTTGACCGAAATACTTGGGAATGTATTTCTCTCTGCATGTCTTACACCTAGGCATTTACTAATCCCTTAAAATGTTCTGCTAATACATCTTGAGCATCTGATAGCTCTTTGAATGTACCTAAATATAATTGACCACTATCTCCTTTTACTCTTACATAGAAAGTATCATCTCTTGGCGCATAGGATATTCCTGTAATTCCTTTTACCAATGCTTTCATTTTCTTTACGTATGTAGATTCTGATTTTGGACGGTTAGCTTTAATCTTCTTCACTTCCTGGTTCACTTCTTTTCTGTCCCTATATCCCTCTGCTAACTTAATCTTGTATGAGACGGCCTTCTTTGCAGGTCCTTTGATTGTTGTTAATAGTTCTTGTAAATCTTCTATTAACTTACTTACTGGTTTGTCTATTATTAGTACTTTCATCCGATTTTGTTTTTAATATTCTTAATGACGCTAATGCGCTTCTTTCTAATGCTTCTTGATATGACCCACATTCTCCTATGTGGTACTTACTGTTGTTCTCTTCTACAATAACTGCTGAGGCTACTCCTTTTCTCATAGTTACCTCAATTGATATATTATGATTTTCTCTTAACCACTTATGAAGTAGACATAGCCATGTGTAATATGGGTCAACTGTCCATTGCATTAATTCTTCAGTAAAACCCTTTTCCCTGGCTACTCTGATTAATTCTTCTTTCATCTCTATAGTGTTAATTCTCCCCATTCCTTTTCGAGGATTGTTTTTAATTCCTTTTTAGCTCTGAATAATCTTGACTTGATTGTTGCTAGAGGTAAATCTAATTGTGCTGATATCTCGCCGTAACTTACTCCCTCTAATCTTTTATTCAATATGGCTGAGCTTTTATCTCTTAGGCTATTTATCGAATCAAGTATGAATTGGCAGTTATCTGTATGAGCTCCTTCATTCCTTGCTGTTCCCATTTGACCTACTATTTGTGATAAATCGACTCCATCATTCCCTACTAGTTCTAGGTCCAACATATTCCATGACTGCATAGCTCTTACTTTTTTGCTTCTATACATATCTATGAACTTGTTCTTCATAACCACAGATGCGAATGTTTTAAATGAAGCACCTTTATCTTTGTCGTATGCAGTCTTGCTTTTTAACAGCTTAATAACAGTTTCCTGATATAATCCTTCTGACTCTTGAATATTCCCCTTGCACAGGAACAATGCTCTCTTTCTTAAAAAAGGCTCACATGCTTGGATTCTTTCGATTATTTTATTCTCCCCCATAACAGTTGCTACATATTGTTTCGTCCTCATCTCCTGACATCTCTGCTACTTCATACCACCAACTACAATCTGCGCATTGGAATATCTCTTGGTCTATAATAGCTTTATCTTCATCAGTTAAATCATCCTCAGTTAAGTCGTCGTGGATTTCCTCTGTTGCTTCCGAAAGAGTTTTACACGTACCCTGAAGGTACGTGATTAACTCATTTAATTTAATTGATGCCATGCTTACTTAGTGTAATAGTAACGAACCTCATCATTTCCAAATCCTAGTGCTG